TAAAGATATGAAAGTAAGACTTTAGCATATGAACCTTACACGAAACTTACAATTAGCCCCTATAAAGGGCTTTCAGGGGCATTCTTGAGTTGTTCCTCTGCCCACTTACGTTGTTGTTCAGGTGTCCATGGTGTCAAAGGGAAATCTTTACATGGGAAAGGCCATGTGTGTTGTATTTTTACCACAGATCATGCTCCATTATCAGATCAACACAAAAGCAAATTAGAACCATTGTCATTTTATCATGCTCCACTTAATTGCCTCATTCCACATCAATAGAGCATCTAAAATACTGGTATGCCCTTCCCCATATGGGATGTTTTCTCGGGCTTCAAATCGAGCCACATAGTCTGCTACAACAGAATCCGGAACATCGCCTATATGGTTACCATACGCCTTCACAAAGGCTTTTTGTTCTTCGTTTGTCATTGTTTAATCCCCTTGCTGTTCATTTAAATCGACGTACACGGTTACCGGCGCAAAGTTATGCCGCTCATACGCTAGATCATAGGCGTGATCTTCAGACTCAGCCTCTAGCGTGTAATCATCCATATAATTGCCATTTGTATCTTCAACATATACATTGTAGGTTTGTAAGGTCATTCTGTCACCCCTAAGTCATAGGACAAATTGTCCAAAGTGTCAAGGAAATTATCGTATTCCCGCCAATAGTCCAAATCGTCACCATCAGCCAATGTAGCTATCATTGGTGAATACTTTTTAACTACTGATGATGCTTGTTTCAATAGGTGAAGCAATTCATCACGGGTAGACACCAATTCGTCAGCTAATGGGTTTCCCTCAGCGTATAGACGGCGTTCAAGGTTGGCAAATTCGTTACTGTTTAGCATGGTTAAACCCCTTCGATCTGGATGTTGATTTTCTCGCCATTGTAGACAATGTAGAGTCGATTGACTTGCATATGTACACGCCTCCAGCGGCCCTCAAAATAGGCCAGCCATCTGTCGCCGTATTCGTTCCTGATAGAGACTCGCTCAGTCCTAAAAGGCCCCTGAGTCCCTGCTCCGTGCTGTAAATATCCAAAGTTATCCATGGTCATCCCCTGATTAGAATTGAACGAATACAAACGAGCCTGACTCAGACTCACCGACCACAGACGTATTGTCGTGCAGGTGTTCCAATACAGCGGCTTTGGCTTCATCTTCATCGAGACCTTCGATGTCTACTGAGTAGTCGTTGGCGATGTCGCTGTAGTGGCTCTCAGCGAATTCGCAACAGATGCCCACGACATCCAGCTCCACATCTGAGCCACAGTCTGAGAGGTAATCGAACAGCAGACCCTGAGCGACCCAGCTGAACTGAGAGGCACGACCTGCACGGTGGAATTGGTCACGGAATTGTGACGCTGTGTCGATGGTTTGAATGATGGCCATGGTGATTCGATCCTTGAATAGTTGGGTGGTAGACAATCCTACCTCATAGGAGCCTCATAGAAGCCCCTACAAGCTATATTGTAACTCAGGCGGTCATCCACACCACAATGAGAGCGATGAAGCCCAGAGTGTAGATGATGAGGTCAGTTAATTGTGTACGCATGGTGTTGGTTCCTCTGGATTAGTCTGCGATGATTGAAACGAGGCGGTCAGCGCCTGCGATGCGAGTGGCACGATCTGGTGACTCCATCAGCTCAGCGCACATGCGAAGCTCAGCGATGATGTGACCGATGTGGCGAGCGTTGCTGCCATCTGTGGTGTCACGGTTCCACACTGTGTAAGAGACCTGTGTGAGTTTGTGCATGGTGCTCTCAATGGCGTGGAGTTCTTTGGCGGTGTACTTCATGGTGTGTCGATCCTTGACTAGTTGCCCGATGCGGAGTGCCTCGGTTGCTTTAGACTATGCACGGACTGTGCCAGCTTGAACCTTACAGCTACCTTGAGAGATATGCTCAGGTTATACACCGACACAAGTGGCTCTATTACTTGCTTTGTCAGTACTTATCCACAGCCTGATAAGTTATGCACAGCTTACGAGGGTTATACACAGGTGGCACTAGACTGGTGCAATTGTGTCTCACATTGGTGCATGAAATGTCTTGGATGCACTGAATAGGTGCTTAGACTGGGTGTGCTTAGGTGTACTGAATAGGTGCTACATAGCTACTCACACATGGTCTAGATAGTAAGTACACTTACCATTATAGTCTTGATAGACTTGATAGGGGGGGAGGGGGATGCTTTGGAGTTTACTATTGTGGGAGCCTCCTAAGCATACAAAAAAGTAAAATGAAGGTAATTAATTAGGGACAGGTCAGTCTAAGAAAAGACTAAGGAAATCATGGACATAGAAGCCTTAAAGATCTGTTGTGTAAATACAACACTAATGATGGGACTAATATGGACACAAGGCCTGTCATAGGTCACTTGAGTCCTAGAAAGTGGTCACAAGAGGCCTATGAAGCTACAATAGACAAGAAAGATGCAAATAAGTGTAAATAAAGCTTGACTTTTAAGAAAAGACCTATATAATTCTCTTATAAGTTATACTGGATAACTTTGAAGTTTCGATCAAGTTGACTAAGGTGCTCACTTGGTGTATTGAACAAGTAAGTGGTTTTAATAAATACTACTTACTAATTATAACTTACTTTATTACTACTTTTAACTAGTTTCATAAAAGTTAACATAAAGCTCTTTATAGTTCTTTGTGTCTTCTCCTTACTGTCTACGTAAAGTAGATTTACTGTCTTACTGTCTATGTCCTACATGAAGGGTAAACATGACAACAGAATTAGAACCAATTATTAAACGTAAAGCAGGTCGTCCCAAGAAGGGAGACATTGTCGCTAAGAAACCTAGGAACAGAGGGGTTGTTGGTCGTCCTGCTGGTGATAAAGCAATCATGGATGAGTACAAGGCACGTATGCTTAACTCACCTAAGAGTGCTAGGGTGCTAGAGGCTATCTTCGATGCTGCCCTAGATGATAATCATAAGGCCCAGAGTGCAGCGTGGAAGTTGATTGTGGACAGGATCGTACCTGTGTCTTCATTTGAACAAGTTAAACAAGGCGGTGGTGCTCCTGCTATTAGCATTAATATTACAGGGCTTACTCAAGCTAGTACTGTTATTGAGCAGGATGATGTGTCGTATGACATCACGGACGTAGAGGCTAAGACAGATGACTAGTCTTAACTTTGAACTGTTGAAGTGGCAACAAGAGGTGTTCAAGGACACCCATCGTTTCAAGGTAGTTGCTGCTGGACGTCGCTGTGGTAAGAGTAGGCTGTCAGCTGTAACCTTGTTGATTGAGGCTTTGAACTGTCCTGAAGGCTCAGCTGTGATGTACATAGCTCCTACGCTAGGGCAGGCTAGAACGATTATGTGGGACTTGTTGAATGACTTAGGTCGTCCTGTTATCAAGTCAGCTCACGTTAATAACTTAGAGATTACACTTGTAAATGGACGAAAGATTCTTGTTCGAGGTGCTGATAATCCTGACTCTCTTCGTGGCGTTAGTCTTACCTATGTCGTTCTAGACGAATGTGCCTTTATTAAAGAGGACACATGGCAGAAGATCATCCGAGCCTCCCTGTCAGATAAGAAGGGTAGAGCTTTGTTCATTAGCACCCCTAGTGGACGTAACTGGTTCTACGACGTATATAACCTAGGTCAAGAGAACCAAGATGAAGAGTGGCAGTCATGGCACTTCACCACTAAGGATAACGAGACTATTGATCCTAAGGAGATTGACGCAGCTCAGCGTACCCTTAGCTCCTTTGCCTTCAAGCAGGAATACTTATCTTCCTTTGATACCGCAGGTAGCGATCTATTTAAAGAAGAGTGGTTAAAGTACAAAGATGAACCCCAGTATGGTGACTACGTTATCGCGATTGACTTGGCTGGCTTTGAGGATGTGGCTAAGAACGCGGGAGCCTCTAAGAAACGTCTGGATGAATCAGCCATCACTGTCTGCAAGATACTAGACAACGGTGACTGGTGGGTTAAGAAGATCATCCACGGTAGATGGGACATCAGAGAGACTGCCTCCAAGATCCTATTAGCTGTTAAGGAGTACCAGCCTGTAGCAGTAGGTATTGAGCGAGGAGCCTTGAAGAATGCTGTTATGCACTACCTTCAGGATTTGATGAGGAAGAACAACGTCTACACTCACATCCACGACTTGACTCACGGTAACAAGAAGAAGACAGATAGGGTCGTATGGGCCTTACAAGGGCGCTTTGAGCACGGACGTATCTCCTTGAACAAAGATGAAGACTGGAAGCAGTTCGAGGATCAGTTCATTATGTTCCCTGCCACAGGCGTACACGATGACTTGATTGACTCTTTGGCTTACGTCGATCAACTTGCTATGAGTAACTATCAGCAAGATTACGAAGAAGATGACCACGAAGTACTTGACATTATCTCAGGTTACTGATATAGTACTACTAACCTCATAAAGGTATAAAACTTAATGGCTGACATGGAAAATGAAAAAGAAGCTCCTCCATTCGAGGAACCAACGGAAAACGATAAAGAGTTAGTCTCTTGGATCATGGATCACGTTGAGCGTTGGCGTGACTTCCGCGACCATAACTACATGGATTCGTGGGAGGAGTACGAGCGTATCTTCCGTGGTCAATGGGATCCTTCTGATTCAACACGTGATTCGGAAAGATCTCGAATCATATCACCAGCCACTCAGCAAGCTGTTGAGACATCTCATGCTGAGATCATGGAAGCCATCTTCGGTCAAGGCGAGTACTTCGACATCAAGGATGACGTTAAGGATGTGAATGGTTCTCCTATCGACATCGAGCAGTTGAAAGCTCAGATGATGGAGGACTTCTCCAAGGATAAGATCCGTAAGAGTATCGACCAGATTGGTTTGATGGCTAAGATCTACGGTACAGGTATCGGTGAGCTAGTCGTTAAGACTGTCAAAGAGTACACTCCAGCTACTCAAGCTATCCCCGGCATCACAGGCCAAGCAGCTATCGGTGTGAATGAGACTGACCGTATCTCTGTTTCCTTGAACCCTATCAACCCTAAGAACTTCTTGTTTGACCCTAACGGTACATCAGTGGATGACTGTATGGGTGTAGCCATTGAGAAGCCTGTTAGCTTACACAAGATTGTAGCTGGCATGGAAGCTGGTATCTATCGTAAGGTAGACATCGGCGCTTACACGAATGATGATAGCTTAGAGGCTACTCAGGAACTTCGTCAGTACGAAGACGGTAAAGCTACCATGCTCACGTACTACGGCTTAGTGCCTCGTGAGTACTTGGACTCCTTAGGTACTGAGAAGGACATCGTAGACCTCTTCCCTGAAGATTCCACAGCTGATGACTACTGTGACTTGGTGGAGGCTATTATCGTTATCGCTAACGGTAACTTGCTCCTCAAGGCTGAAGAGAATCCTTACATGATGAAGGATCGTCCTGTGATGTCTTACCAAGATGACACAGTGCCTAACCGTCTCCTAGGTCGTGGTGTGGTCGAGAAGGCCTACAACATGCAAAAGGCCATTGACGCTCAGTATCGTGCCTATTTGGACTCATTGGCGCTCACTACAGCCCCTATGATCGCCATGGACGCTACTCGTCTACCTCGTGGTGCTAAGTTTGAAGTTAAGCCCGGTAAGGCTATCCTGACTAACGGTAATCCAACTGAGATTATGATGCCGTTTAAGTTCGGCACTACCGATGGTAATGCACCTGCGGCAGCTCAGAACTTCGAGCGTATGCTCCTGCAAGCTACAGGTACGATGGACGCTAACGGTATGATTAGCCAAGTAGCCCGTGATGCCTCCCAAGGTGGTATCTCTATGGCTGTGGCTTCTCTCATCAAGAAGAACAAGCGTACTCTGACGAACTTCCAAGAGGATTTCATGTCTCCTTTCATCAAGAAGGCAGCTTTCCGATTCATGCAGTTCGACCCTGAGCGCTATCCATCAGTGGACTTGAACTTCATTCCTACTGCTACTTTGGGTATCATGGCACGTGAGTACGAACAATCTCAGTTCATCGCTCTCTTGCAGACCTTAGGCCCAAATACTCCTGTGTTGCCTTTGATCTTGAAGGGTGTCCTTTCTAATTCCAGCCTGTCTAACCGTGCTGAGATGATGGAAGCCCTCGATAAGATGACTCAACCTGATCCACAACAAGCTCAAGCGGCTCAAATGCAGCAACAGTTGGCTCTACAGGCTCAACAAGCTCAGATTAACGTCAGTAATACACAAGCTGAACGCAACAAAGCTGAGGCTATGAGTGCCATGGTTGACGCTCAACTGAAGCCTCAGGAAGTCCAAGCTAAGATTATCGCGTCATCAACTAATAATTTGCCTAGTAACGACCAATTAGCTAGTCAAGAGTTTGATAAACGTGTTAAAATTGCAGAGTTAATGCTTAAAGAAGCTGACATCAAGAACAAATCTAAGATTGTTGAGATGCAGATGAATGATAGTAAGAACAAAATGGGTGGAATGGAAGAAGATTTCCTCTCTAAACTGCAAGAGAAGTTAAGCAATGGACATTAAGCAACTTACCCAAGAAGTTCTACTTAAAAACATGACTCCAGAGCAGCAATTAGCTGTTCTCGAGAGTGTTACAGCCTCCGTTAAGGAAGCTAAAGTCATTCAGAAGCAGAAGATTGCTGAGAATGTGGACTTAGTGCTCCAAGCGTTGAAGCGTATCGAAGCTGATATGCTCAAACGTGTAGATTCCTCCGCTGAGATCGTTGAGAAGCGCGTTAAGACCATCAAAGATGGTAAAGACGGTAAGAATGGCTTAGACGGGAGAGCCGGTAGAGATGGAAAAGACGGTAAACCCGGACAAGATGGACGTGATGGACGAGACGGCATCAACGGTGTCTCAGGCGAGCGAGGCCAAGATGGTGTGGGTGTGCAGAACGCTCACATTGATTTTGATGGTAGCCTCATTATCTCTCTCACTAACGGTCAAGAGTTAAACGTAGGTGAAGTAGTCCCTTTTGACGTAGCTGAGAAGATCCGAGTCATCGGTAACGGTGGTGGCACATCTCAGTACGTCCTAGATGCTCTCGCAGCTCTCCAGACTGAGATTGATAACTTCGAAGCTCTCCCTTCTCAGACAGGGAACTCAGGTAAGTTCTTAACTACTAACGGTACGACAGCTTCATGGGCTTCAGTGGCTGGTGGTTTGAGCTACCAAGGTACGTGGAATGCCTCAACTAACACTCCTACCTTAGCTTCTAGCACAGGAACTAACGGTTACTACTACATTGTAGCTACAGCGGGTTCAACTGATCTTAACGGTATCACTGATTGGCAAATTGGTGACTGGTTGCTCTTTAACGGCTCCACATGGCAGAAGATTGACCAGACTAACTTGGTTACCTCCGTTAACGGCAATACAGGTGTTGTATCTCTTGATGCTGCTGACGTAGGCGCTGTAGGTACTGTAGCTTCCGCTGATGGCTCAGTGACAGTGACTACCGTAGGTACTGCTGTTGACTTATCTGTAGCTACATCAGGCTCTACGAACAACGTCCTCGTTCAAGTACGTAATACCACTGGTTCTACGCTCACTAAGGGTACTGTTGTTTACATGTCCGGTGCTACAGGGCAGATTCCAACGGTAACTAAGGCTATCGCTACCTCAGACGGTTCCTCAGCTCAGACATTGGGCATGATGACAGCTGATTTGGCTAACAACTCCAACGGTAATGTAACTATCATCGGTTTGATTAGCGATATTGATACATCTGCCTTTACCGATGGCGAACAACTGTACTTGAGTGGCTCTACAGCTGGTGGTTTAACAGCAACTAAGCCTTACGCTCCTACGCATCTAGTATATGTAGGTATTGTTGAGTACTCACACGCTGTTCACGGTAAGATCTTCGTTAAGGTACAAAACGGTTACGAATTAGAAGAACTTCATAACGTATCAGCTCAGAGTCCTACTACAGGTCAGACAATCGTCTATAACAGCTCTACTTCTCTGTGGGAAAAGAACACTGTTTCTCTGTCAGCAGGTGTTAACGGTACTCTGCCTGTCGCTAATGGTGGCACAGGAGCTACAACCTTAACTGGTTACGTTAAAGGTACTGGCACTACCGCAATGACAGCTAGTTCCACTATCCCTAATACGGATATCAGTGGTTTAGGCACTATGTCCACTCAGGATGCTAGTTCCGTAGCTGTAACTGGTGGTACAATAAACGGTACAAGTATCGGAGCATCTACTGCTTCTACAGGTGCATTCACTACGCTGACAGCTCCTAATCCAGTAGCATCTAACGGTATCTATGTGAACAATCAAACGATTGCAGCTAGTTACACGATTGCTTCAGGCTATAGCGGCATGTCAGCAGGACCGGTAACTATCGCTTCAGGCCAAAGCGTAACTGTTGCCTCTGGCTCACGCTGGTCGGTTGTATAAACAAGGAATAACATGAGTTCAGTAATTATTGCTGGTGACGTTTCGGGCAGCGTAACCCTTCAGGCTCCTGCTACGGCAGGGTCTACGGTTGTTAACCTTCCTAGCACTCTTGGTAATACAGGTACTAGCTCATTTGCTACTACTGATGCTTCTGGTAACTTGGGCATTGGAGTTACTCCTAGTGCTTGGGCTAGCGGTTGGAAAGTTCTCCAAAATACAGAAGGATATTTTGCTTCTACTGCTGCTGATGCAGTTGCTATGGGGCTTAATAATTATTATGACGGTTCATCTTACCGATATATTGCAGACGGATACGCATCTCAATATCAACAAGCAAGTGATGGAACTCATTTTTGGCGTATTGCAGCCTCAGGCACAGCAGGTAACGCTATCTCCTTTACTCAAGCAATGACGCTTGATGCTAGTGGTAATTTGGGTGTTGGCACAAGTAGTCCATCGCATAAACTGCATATTGCTGGTGATGTTCGTATCTCTGACACTTATTCGTTATTTATGGGCGTTGGTGCAGAGCAAAAAATATTTGTTGGTGGCACTGCCAGCAGCACTTACCTAACTTTTAATCAATGGACAGGCGCAGCTTATACAGAACGCGCCCGTATTGACTCCAGTGGTAGCTTACTGGTAGGGACTACAA